AAAGTAGCGTTGGGATCGACCTCCCAGACATAGCCGGTAGTCGCGTCTCCGCCAACGATCCGCGCCTGCTGCCACATGGTTCCGGCTTTGACGTTCCATCCCTTGTAGCCGGTCGTTATGAAACGGCTCCAGTGCCGAGTGCTCTGGTCGAACGCCCATGTCCCCTCCGGCCCCAGGTCCAGAATATAAAACTGATGTCCGTCCAGTGAAAATGTCCAGCAGCGGTTGCGCCGCTCGTTCGGAATGGCCGTGCTGTAGACGACGACGGCGTATTGCTCGCTGACACGCGGCAGAGCCGAGTTGCCAAGCGCAAGAGGCACGAGCGCGACGGATTGATCGTCGCGAACCAGCTTCGCGGGCGGCGGAATGAACGCGACCACGAGAGCGTAAGCTTGATCCGACCGCGCGGCGGCCTGACCGGCAATGACGGCAAGACCTGTATCGGCTGAATCTCTAAGGTTCGCCGTGACAGCCATGTCAGACCGTCCGGTTGATCTTCACGCGCGCGCCAACCACGGTGGTCGGAGTGATCGGACCGGCCGTGTCGGGGTCGGTTTCGAACGTATCGAAATACAGCGTCGGAACCGTGGTGACGTTGTTCGAAGCGCCGGCGAGCGTGCCGCCGCCGGAACCGACGAACGACTGCTGCACCGTCGCCGCGCCCGCGTTGGTTTTCCACAGCCGCTGCACCAGCGTCACGCTGTCAACCAGCGTGGTGTTGCGCGGCGGCGTCTGAAACCCGAACCGGCTGTCAGACGGCAGGTTCACGCCGCCCGTCAGAGTCGCCATCAGCCACGATCCGCTGGCGGTCGTGGCCGTGGTAACAATGGCGTTGCCAGCCGTGCCGCCGAGAATCGCCGTGGCCAGAATCTGGTTGGTTGGCGAAAGCGTCGCAGTGGCGTCGAAGTTGGCCGTCGTGGCGGCATGATAGGTCGTGCCTGCCCCGGCGCCAAGCGTGATGGCGGCAACGAGGTTGTTCACGGCGTTAAACAGACTACCGCCAATCAGCACATCGAACGCCGCCGACAGCGTGTTGACGAACCGGTAGACGGCCGGAGTCGTGCCGTCTTTGGTGCCAAGCCGCACGGTCTCGTTGACCGACGGCGTCGCGAACAGCGAATAGAGGTTGGTCGCCTGCACGAACGACGCTTCGAGGAAACTGTCATCGAACGGCGCGGCGGTTTTCGCCATTACCTGGAAATTCGCCGTGCCATCGTTCGCGAACTGCAACGCCGCGCCATTCAGCGCGGTCAGCGCAAGCGCTGACGGACCCTCGTCGGTCATCGTATTGTCGAACCCGGCGAGGAACCCGACCGATGACCAGAGGCTGTCCGCCCCCGCGCCGCGCGGATAGAGCGTGACAGGCGGCGTGAAATTGCCGAAATAGCGAACGCCCTTGGTCAAGCGTATTTCGTCGAGCCAGCCATTGAAGTTGGTGTTGGCAAGCACGTTCGCGCCGTTGTCGGCCTGGCAGCCGACCGCCGTGCGGGCCGAACCCGCGAAATACGTTTCGGCAGACACGTTTGACGAGCCATACTGCACGCCGTCGAGGTAAAGCATCAGAAACGACGAACGGCGCAGCAACGCAATGTGATACCAGCGGCCCGGATCGAACTTGAAAGGATACAGAATCTTCTGCGCGACCGTGCCGGCCTGGCCGTCGGTCGAAATTCTGAAGCATAGCGCGCCGCTGTCGAGAGAGGGTCCGCCCAAATAGAACTGATACGACCGCTGATTGGAAGTCTCATCCCATTTCCCGAACAGAACAGACTTGTTGCCGCCCTGCGGCAGCACCTGCCACCGAACGCTCATATCCAGCGTGAAATCGCCGTTGCCGAGGTCTGTCGCCGTGCTGACAGCCGTCACGACGCCCGAATTGAACGTCCCGGTCGGGTAGGCAAGGTTCAGAATGCCCGCGCCAAAGCGCTTCAGCGGCTTTGCCGACCAGCCCTGATTGGCGGCGATATCGTTGTTGACGAGCAAAGTGGCGACCTTCCGGTCGCCCATGATGGTGTTGTTTACGCTGCCCGCGCCGTTGCGGATAATCAGATTGGAGATGTAGCCGGACTGGTCACTCGGCTGTCCGGGCGGGCACGTCAGGAAACAGAACTGCGCCACGGGCAACGCCATGGTAAGCGCCGTCGTGTCAATGACCTTCGTGCCGTTGACGTAAAGCTGAAACGCCGACGTGCTTTGCTGAAACATCATCTCCAGCTGGTAAGCCGTCTGCGCGACGACGACCGGAACGGCCGTCTGCGCGATAATGGCCGAGCGCGTCGCGTTGTAGACCGCGATCACGCCTGTCGGGCGGACAGTGACATGCGCCAGCGCCGTGTTGGACACATCGCGCGGCGACAGAATTTCCTGCCGCCCGTCAAGCGCGGGGAGAGCCGGCAGAGCGTAGTAAAGGGAAATGAAAGTCTTGTCGTTGGTGACGGGCAGCACGCGCCGCAGAACACCGGCCGTGCCGGACGTGGCGTTCTGCGCGCCGCCGGCAAAATACAAATCCGTGTTCGTCGGATCCCACGGAAGCAGCGCAATGCCGGCATTACCGCCCGCAAGCGGACCGAAGCCAGGCGAACCGCCTATCACGTCCGCCCATGCCCCGGACAGCATGGCATTGGCCACTGGCGTCAGCACGCCACCAGTTGCCGTCACGCCAGTGCCGTAAGTCGCGAACCCGTCCACTATGATATTGCTCACGGAACTACTCCCTCTTCGCGACGCACCTGGCGGCGAATGCTTTCCTCGATCCCGTGGTGGCTGACGCGCGTCAGACCCGACCCCAGTTCATACACCACGCCATCGTCGCCGACAAGCATGGCGGTGTCCTTGACGACGACGGCCGTGCCCTGCACGACGCCGCGAGAAAACGCGCGCCCCTGCACCGGTTTGAACTGCGGCGCGGCCGGGTCCGTCGCGCCGGTCGCATACCAGGTCTCTGTCGTGCCTTCGCCAAGCAGCATGACCTGATCGTTAACGCGCAGCATGTCGACAATGTTGTCCGGTCCGCTTTCCTTTTCGGCGAAATCCAGAGCGTTGATCGTGACCGCGCCCGGCTGCAAGTAATAGAACCGTCGCGACAGGGCTTGCGACACAAGCACGAAACTGGCGCAGTCCACCACGGATGTCGCGGCAACACCACCGGGCATGGCGACCCCGTGCATGGTCGCGGTCACGCCGTCGTAATATTGCAGTAGCAGACCATCGGCAAAGAACAGACGCTCGTATCCCGCGCCTTTGACGGAACACACGCTTGGCGCGTTCGTGCCGCTGATCACGCCGCCGGTAATTTGCGTTTTCGTGCCGTTGGCATCGAGGCGCCACAAAGCGTTCCCCGAAAAGATAAACAGCGCACTGCCAAAAGCGCCCGGCCGACTCCAGGCAAGGCGATGCGGCCCAGGCGGAAAATATCCCAACTGAACGGAACCAGGACGCGACAGCAGCGCCCTTCCTTCCTTCAAATTCGACGGGGAGCTTTCAAGATACCTGTTCTCCAGGCGCACGTCCGGCGCCCCGGAATATTTCCTGACATACGCACTTGTGCCGAGAGGGACGTTCGCCACGTCAATAGCCCCAGAACGGTCCGCCGCCCCGGAAACTCTGGCCGGACGGCGGGAAGTCCAGCGCCCCGTAAACCGTAGGGTTCGTCTGGCGGTAATGCGTCTTGAGCTTGACAAGGCCGCGTTTGGCCGTGAGAATGGTTTCCTGCGCCGTGACCTTGCCGTAGCGCGACGCAAGGCGGATTGCCAGGCTGCACGCCCAGAAATCGTCGAAAGAGGAAGGAAAGACCATTGGCGTCGTCAACGCCGCAAGCGGCGTATAGCGCGTCCAGTCGCCCGTGTGCTCCCAATAATGCCACGTTACTGTCGAAACAGGGTCCACAAGCGATAAAGTGCCCGCGCCATCCACCGTGTGACCGTTGGCGTCAAGGGTCAAAACAGAGCCAGGCAAGCCGCCATCGCCCAGTCCGGTGCCGGCGACGACGCCCATGCGCGCGCCGGGGTTGGGGTTTTCAGGAAAATAGACCGTAGCCGTCACACGGCCCCAGACAATACGGCTGTTCTGCGGCGGGTAGGGCCATACGAACGCCGCGTTGTTCAATTGCCCCGGCTGGCCGGGCGCCGACTGATCGAAGCGCGGCCACTGCGGATAATTCGCGGCGACGGGCGCCGTGCGCTGCGGCGACGGCGCGGGCCAGTCAACCAGAGGCTCGCCAATTTCAAGGCCAAAAAAGCTCTCGATGAGCCGGTTGAGAAGCGTCAGCCCCTCCGACACCTCAGCCGCCGAGGCCTGCGTTCCCGGCGGAATGAGATTGCCTTCGCGATAAGCCGCCTGAACGATGTCTCCGGCAAGGGTTGCCACTTGACGCCTCGCTACTTCGGCCCAAGAAGCGCCAGAATTTCACGAGTAGAAGCGTCATCGGGGTATACGACGCCATGTTCTTTTGCAGCGGCCTTGACGGCTTTGTCAAGCACCTCCGCAAGCTCGGAAACACGGGCGCGCGGGCTGTAAGGCATTTTTCCGGCGTCAAGATACATAACGAGTTCGCGCCGCGTAAGCGGCGGCAGAGGCTCGATGTCAGCGGGCGGCGCGGGCGGCGGGAACGGCTTCCAGCCGTCATCGGCGTCGGCGGGGTCGTCGAACACCTTGAACTCTCCAGCGGCGTTCCACAGCATCGTCGGCGAATAAGGCATGCACTGCCTCCAGGTGGTAAAAAGTTGCCGGCCGCGCGGGCCGGCAACGACGAGCCAGGTCGCGTCGCGGATTACGATCCCGCGACGCGCGTTCCGAGATAGGAATCAAGCACGGTCGCGCCGAAGAGGCAGTCCCAGCGATGCACGTGGTTGCCGGTCGTTACGTCAGACATGCGCCAGTAGCGAATGGCAATGCCGGTTTCCGGATCGACGGCGTAGCTGGACTCGCCCGTGAAGGGTTTGAACAGACGCGCGCTGACCAGCGAAATCGCCCGCTTGTGCCACGCCGCTTTGACGCGAGTGGTAACGCTGGGCGCCCCGACGAACTGCACGAAAGCGTTCAGCGCGGGAACGCTGTCGACTGTCGCGAAGGCCGTGTTGGTGTCGGTCGAGACACCGTCGGTGGTTCCCTGGACGATAATCGCCGGAGAAATGGTGACGGTAAGCTGCCCCGTGCCCGCCGCAGCCGTCTGTCCGCTGCCGCCCGAGACGATGGTGAACTGCTGCAGATAGTTGTTCTTCTGCTGCGCCCGCCAATCCCAGGAAAACACGTTCTGGATCGTAAACACTTCGCCCTGGTTGACCGTCAGGCCGGCCTGCGAGGCGCCGGCGAGATTCAGCGTCTGAGTCATGCCGGCCGACGCCGGAGCGCCCTTGACGTTGCGATAGCTGACGTTCTGGTTGGCCGTCTGAATCTGGAAGCCAGTGGTGGAACCGTCGCCCTGAATACGCGTTCCCGTGGTGATGGAAGGCGTATTCTGCGAAGCATACCAGTCGACTTCCGACAGCACGGGCAGGCGCGCCCGTTCCAGCGCCGTCATGTTGGCGTTGGGCGGCAGGAAAGCCGCCGCGAGCGAGCCGCGAATGCGTTCGCCGTCGTCAAAATTCAGAACACCGCACAGATCGGCGTTCGGCGTCCCCTGAGACATCAGACGCGTGTGCGCGCCCATGGCCTGGGAGAAGGACGAAATCGCCTTGGTCGGATCGGTCGCATTCGCGCTGCCGGTAGCCGGACTGCCGCCGGCAACCCAGGAGTTGAACAGAAGCGTCTTGCCGGCGATGTAGCTGTCGATCGTCTGCGCCATTCTCGCGGCGGCGGCCTTCATCGAAGCGTTCTTCAGAAGCTCGTTGAAACTCTGGACGTATTCGATGTCGCCGACCGAGATGTGCACTTTGGAATATTGATCGGCCGTAACGGGCGACGTGCCGGTCACGATATCCTGCAGCGCCAGGTTGGCGGTGCCGTCCTTCTTGTCGACGAAGCGCGGAGGGCGCTTGACGTTGATCGTCAGGCCGTTTTCGTTGGTGACTTGGTCGCTGAACTGGCCATCGACAAGCTTGCCGTATGCCATTTCGTTCTTCAGCAGCAGCATGAACGTGTTGCTGTAGACCTGGTTATTGAGGAATTGGTTGGCCACTGTCGTTGTCCTTATCGCCCTCTGACCATTGCTTCGAACGCGGCGAAGTCCGATGTGTCAGCGGAAACATTGTTTCGTCCACCCGACCCTTTCGCCCTGTTGGGGAGAGAAGCCGGCGCTTGTGTCGTCTTTGGAAGGACCTTGGTCCCGGCGTCCGACGGCTTGGACGAAAGTTCGGCTTCCTGCTGGCCGAACCACGCGGCCTGTCTCGCGGGAGACAAAGCGGCGATTTTTTGCGCGTCTTTACGATTCGACGCGAGAAAATACGCTACATCGGAACCAGCGGGCGAGTCAAGAATTAACTCGTGCAGCGTGTTCGAAAGCGGCCATTCGCCTCTTTTTGCCGTCTCAACGACCACCTCGTCAAAATCGGCGTAGCGGGCAAGACCTTCAGCTTCCAGAGCCGACTGCTTTTCTCGAAGTGCCGTCTGCGCCGACGTGCTTTTGGCAGCCTGCGCCTCTTGCGTCGCTTTGGTCCGCGCTTCCTCTAAGGCCTGCTTGGCATGGTAGCGCGCCGTGGCGGCGATAAATTTCGTGTCCAGCTCACCGTAAGTGAATTTCTGCGGGTCTGGCGCGACATCATCGTTAACAGAACCAGCCGGCGTTGTCAAATTTCCCTTTTCGACCGCCGCGAGACGGGATTCCAGCACCGCGAACCGGGCCACGGCCTCGTCTCTGGCCCGCTCGGCCGCGCGTTGACGGCCGACGGCCTTGTTGATGCGCTCCTGCGCGGAATTCTTGACCCGAGGCTTTTCCTCCTCCTCCTCCTCGTCTTGCTCGCCGGACTCCGCTTCCGCAGCGGATTTCACGGGACGAACCACTTTCGGCAACGCGGAATCGTCCTTCGCGACGGATTTTTCCGTCTCGGCGGGCGCGTCCTTCGCGGCGGCCTTTTCCTCTTCCGGGGACGTGGACGGGTCCGTGGCGGGGGCGGGGACAGTCTTGTCGTCATATGAAAACGACGCCATCTGCGCTTCCATGGCGGTGGCGTGGTCGACGGTTTCGGCTTCCGGCATGTGTGCTCCTACTGCCCTGTTGCAACTCTTACGGCTTCAAGCCGGCCGCGCAGTTCCCTGTCCGATATCTGCGACGCGGCCTGCGCGGCGGATTGCTGCAGCGCCGGCCCCTGCGCGTCCGCCTGGACCATGTAATTCCTGGCGCGCGCGAGGTTCAGAGTCGTCTGCGACGCCATGCTCTGAATCTTGACCTGCGCCGCCGCCATCGCGGCCTGCGCCTGCACGCCCTGCTGCTGCGCCTGAGACTGCTGTCTGGCGGCGATAGCCGGCGTCATCTCGTCCGGCCCAAGCGTCCCCGGAGGCATCTGCAAACGCAAACGCTCCGCGATCTTGTCGGCACCAGGCCAGTCCATCGCAGCGACAATAAGATCGGCCGCCGAACCCAAAACCTGCGGCATCGCGGTCGCGAGCGACATCATCGCCTGCGCCGCTTCCATGCGCTTGGTGGCGGTGGAAGCTCCCGTGACGACGGAAACGCTGTATTTGCCAAGGGTTATATCGATGGACTCCGGATGATCGGCGGTATTGATCACCTGCATGTCCTGCTGGGCGTCCTCGCCCAGGACCTTGACAATGCGCGGCGTGTCGTAAACGACGCGTATGAGATCGTTGGCGATGCGCCCGCCTTCCTCGATGGCGTCGTTCAGGTTATCGTGATAAACAATCGTGCCGGTGTCGCTGACACGCTGGCGCGCCTGAATCGCGGCTCCGCTGACCTCGTTGGAGGGCATGCCGAGATTGGCCTCGTGAATATTCGAGACATCCTTCAAATCCTGATTCGTAATCTCCGCCTGGCCAAGCAGCGCCTGTTCGAAACTGGCCGGCGGGATGCGCTCCGGCTTTTGACCGGACTCGGCATTCCACACCAGCAGCGGATCGTCGGTGAGATGCGAATTGCGCCACTGCGCCTCGCGGCCTTCCACCGCCGTATCGGCGGCCGTCCACACGCCGCGCGGCGTCTGCATCATTTTTTCGGCGACAACCGAGCGCCAGTAATTGTGCAGCCGCTGCGGGTCCTTCAGAAACCGGACAAGGCCCCATCGATGCACCTGATCGCCAACGCGCATCTCCCAGCCGGGAACCCGTAAAATCGGCACGCGGTCGACCGGAAGATTGTATGGGCCGGCAAGAATGTCGGAGCCGGAACACACATACAGCTGCGCGAATTTTTCCGTTACTTTGCGGATGTATGGCGCGTTGTTCTTGTCCATGACGATTTGCGACAGCATCTGCCTGTCTTCAGGCGAATCGCCCAAATCCGTGATATCGACGGTCGCGCCGGTGTTCAGAAGCGCATACTGCCGCTCGCGCGTGCGCATGCGCCAGTAATCGACGATGCGCACGTCGTTCTGGGTATACCACCCCGACAGACGGGATGCGTAGCTGGAAGTGAAATTGACATCGACATCGGAAGGAACGGCCCACGGCCACATGCGCTTGAAGTCTTTATGCGATATGATATCCGTCTTGAAAACGCGCCGTGCGTCCTTGCCGGTCGGTTCCGTCCTGGCGCGATCCCAGACGACGGAAAGGTGATCGAGAATCGGCGAGAATCTTATCTCCTTTACCCAGATATCGTTGTCGGAATCGGCGAGTTCCACCTCGAAATTGCCGATTCCGCATGACACCGCGCCCATCAGCGCGTTGTCGTAAACGTGCTCGCAGCGGCTCGTTTTCTGAATGCTTCGCAGAAGATTTTCACGCACGCGGGCCACGCTTCGCGTGCCGCCGTTCTCGGGCGAAATCTTGACGACGGTTTCGCTCTGCTTGCGGGACCCCACGACCTGGGCAAGAAACGCCAGGATGCGGTTGATGGTCAGAACCGGCTTGAACGCATCCACGCGGCGTTGCCGCATGGTCGGATCCCACTGATTGCCGACGGCAAACTCCAGGTCCTCGATGGCGGCGTCGCGGTTCAGCTTGTCGAAGTGATAGTCGTCGTAAAAATCCTCGCGCATCTCCGCGAGAAATTCCGCCTCGCTGGCATATTCAGGCGGCAGTTCGAATACTGGCCGCGTCGCGGACGGGTCCGGCGCGTCTGGTGACAGAGTCTGCAATCAGCCCATCCATGCGTACGGCGAAGCGGCAGGTCGCATGGACGTGTATCCGACCGGCGCCGGCCTGTCAACATTGCCAAAAGACGCCACGGGAGCCGGCGCGTCGAACGTCCTGAAAAATTCCAGCGACGCGAACGTCAGCGCGATGGCGTCCGCCAGATCGGGCGAACGCACATTGCGAAGCTTCATGTCCTTCTTGCTTTCGAGCAAAAAATCATTGTTCGGCATCGGTTTAAGACGCGGCGCGGTGATATCCGTCTGAATCTGGGCATCGTCAGGCAGAATGGCCCCCGTCTCGTCAAGCAGCCAGTCGCGCAGACGCCCCCACATCTCCGCGCGCCGGTTGCCGGGGCCGGGAACCTTCGGCCGCGCCAGCTTGGCCTGCGACGTGCTGCCGAAATTGACGCCGCGCACCAGCGACGCCATCGCCGGAGACATCGACTTCAGCTGCGTAATGACGGCCGCGCCGATGTTGCCTGCATCGACGTTCACGCGCGCCGGCCTGAATTCCTCGACAAGGCTGGCTATCCATGCCGCGCCTTCCGCATGGCTGATTCTGTTCCGGTAGCGAACCCACTCGACGCACATGCCGCGCCTGGCGGCCACGGCGAACCTGTCGCCGCCGTTCGACGCGGGATCGACGCCCAGAATAAGCGGTCCGGCTCCTTCACCGGTGCGTTTTCTGGCCCGCGACACCGATATCGCCGAAATAAACACCTCGGCTCCGGACGGCGATGTCCAGGCCTCGTGCGGCTCGGCCGGATACTCGCGCTGAAAGCGCAGCATGTCGCGAAGCTCGTGAATTTTGGCGCGGCGCCATGCCATGCGGCGGTCCGACAGGCCGTAAAGTTCCGCATACTCCCGTTCGCTGACAAAACCTTCCACGGCTTCCGACGACAGCTGAAACCCCGCCTCGGGGTCGCGCTGGTAACCCTCGTCCAGCCACCACGGCAGGAATATGGCCTGGTAGTCGCCGCGTCCGGATTCGGCCTCCATATAACGCTCGTAAAACTCGCCGGACGCACCGGCGGAAGTGCTTTCGAGAATGATTTCCGTGCCCGGCATCAGGGGAACGCCCTGAACGGAAGCGGAAAAGTGATCCTGCGCGTTGGTCCAGTATGAAACCTCGCTTCCATGCATCAGCGAAATAGCTTTCGAACGCCCGCCTGCCTTGTTGCCTGCCGTAGCCACGGCGTAACTTGAATCCAGCTTGTCGAACTCCAGCTCTTTGACGTTGGAAATACCAACGTGTGGCTTTAGCGGGTTATTACGCTGAAATCTGTCCACTATGCCAAACAATGTATCCGACGCGGACTGTTCATGCGATAAAATGTAAGTATTTACGCCTCTTTTCATTGAAGTTTTATGGTAAAATCTCGCCGCCACGTAGGTCGAACAGCCTTGCTGCCGCCCTTTCAGCACTATGGCCCTAACCCAGCCGCATCTGGCAAGCTGATCTTCCAGATGCCTGTGAAGAATCACCTGCGAATCGTTAAAGTCGAACGGGACGATCTTTCCGCCTTTGTCGCGGACGCGATAAAGCTCGCGGCATGCATCCGGCAGACTGGCGCGCAGCCGCGCGAGACTTTCAATCGCCCGCGAATCAGCCATCTATCACCTTGGCGTGCTCGCCGGCGTCCAGCTTCGCCAACAGGTCCTCGACCGACCCGTCGGCCGTCAGTTCGACCGCCGTCGGCCTGGTCGCGCCGCGCGCCCAGAGCCGGAAAAACTCCTTGTAGTTGTCATCCGACGCCTCCACCCAGGCCCTTGCCCTGTCGATACCGCCGAGCAGCTCGAAAAGCGCGTCGATGGTCTGCGCGCGCAGACGGCCACTCATATGCGGAAGCAACGCTCCCGACGGCAGCGACACCGGCAGATTTCGCCATTGCGCGCTCATATGCCGCGATCACCTGGACGGACGCCAGCCGCATTTCACCCGCCCCTCCTCCAGCACCGCCAGCGCGTTGCGGCGCTCCTCCGGCGTCATCGCCGCCACGGTGGCCGTTGAAAAAGTGAAATCGGACTGCCGGTGCGCGGCGCAGAACACATCCTGCCCGGCCGTCTGGCAGCCGCACAGCGCCAGCATGGCGGCGGCCTGCATGACCCGTCTTACCGTCTTGCCCATTTGTCCAGCTCCGCCTTGACACCGGCGTCCGTCATGGCGTCGACCGACGCCCTGGCCTTCAGCGACTGGCCGATGGCGGCCTCGCGCGCCCGCGCCTGACGCGCCTCCGCTTTGGCCACGCCGGATGCGTGGCCCTTCAGCCACGCCCCGGCGACAGCCGCGATGGCGCCGGCGAAGGCGGCAACCCATTGCCAGTTGGACGCGATAATGGAAACCACGAACGCCATCATGCCGCGTCATCCTGCCGTCCGGCCGGTCCGTCCGCCGATGCAGGCGCCGTCGTGGCGGACCTGCCGACAGGCGTCGTGGTGACGAACCGCAGCCCCGTGTTGACCATGGCCACCGCGATGAGGAACGGCCCCAGCACGGCGGGCGGCAGCACCGGCGACCAGTCGAACGAATGCGCGGCCTCGACGCCGGCGCCCAGCATGGCAAGCGCGGCCTGCGCGATGATGGTGCGATACCCGCGCAGCCTGTCGTTGAAACGCCGGAATGCCGTCATGGCGCCACCGCCGGGACGGCCGGCTGCAGGACGGCGGAAGCCTCTTCGACAATAGCGGACGCCCTGGCGTGCTCGAATGCCGAACGCGCGTAACAGCACGCCGCCAGAACTCCGGCGGCGGCCAGCAGCGCCAGCGCCGCTTCCCACGGCAGGCCCGAAAAGCCTCCGCCGGCGGCGGCCGCGACGCCTCCGCCGGACGCGACGTGACCGGCTGTCCTGGCGTCGTCCAGCCTGGCCAGCGACGACTGCGCGTGGTTACGCAGCCGCGCGGCGACGATGGCGGGGGCCGGGGGCCTGGGAGCGAACAGCCCGCCAGGCGACGCCGGGGGGCTGAGCGCCTCGGCGGCCATGCGCAGCGCCCTGGCCTCGACGGCGGCGATGCGCGCCGACCAGCCTTTGCCAAAATACGTGAAAATCCGCAGCGACCGGACGAACCCCAGCCGCCTGCCGGAAAAAGCGCGGATGGTCTCGGCGGGCGTCCGCCGCCACGACGCATGCAGCCACTTCAGCGCGCGCGCCGGACCCGAGTTGACGCCGGCGTCGAACACCGCCATGTCGATGCCGGACGGCAGACCGTCGCCCTTGACGGCATCCCAGAAGCGCGTGCGGTAGATGTCGTCGCGCTCGGCGGCCGTCATTCTGGAAACAGGCTGGACGGCCTGGCCTTTCGAACGCCGGTATGCGCTGTAAACGGTCTGGATGACGCCGTTCAGCGTCGCGCCGCCGGGGTCGTGCGCGTCGTTGCTGTAACCGCCTTCGAAGCGCAGAACGACAGGCAGGCACGGATTGGGAAAATTCTCTTTCATCCGCGTTTTCCCTTGCCGGCTTTGGCGCGATACATGTCATCGGCCTGCCGGCCCATCGCGCGCTCGATGCCGGACGACGCGCGGCTGGTTGGCGCGGGATCGCGGCCGGTCGACGGCAGCGGGCGCCGCCAGGAATCGCCGGAGCCGGAGCCGGAGCCGGCGCGCTGGGGGGCTGGGGGCATGCCCATGGCGTTTTTCATTTGGCGGTGATCCTGCCGAGCAGAAACCCGGCGCAAAAAACAAGCGCGGCGATTACCTGAACCATGAAATCCATTGACATGCTCCCTGCGGCGTATCGCACCAGTAGCGCGGCGCGCCGCCGCTGTCAACGATTGCTGCCGTGGCCGCTGCCTCGATCCCTGCCGGCGGGATACATCCTGTCGGCCATGGCATGCATCGAAATGCCGGGAAAACGCGCATGCACTTTAGCCCGCACTTCCGCTTTCTCCGACGGCGTGCCGTTGGCGGCGACGCGAGACAGCGCCGCGCGGGCGTGACTGGCGTCCGGAATAGGATACGATCCCGGCCCTTTTCCGCCCTTACCGGTCCCCCTGCCCGGCAGGGCAAAGCTGGATGCCGGAAGCGACTTGCGGTCGCTGGCTGTCAATTTCATCCACGAGTTCCTGTTGTAGCGCTGCAATAACCACCCGTAGGCGTTTGTTTTCCTTGATTAGTTTCTTTGCGTGGTTAACCAGATCGAAGGTTGTTCCGGCAATGTCGCCGGTGGCGGGGTCGGTGGCGGGGGAGTGCGACGAATTCATGTTGCGGGG